CTAGCTCGCAAGAGAGAATTGCTTGGGCGCATTGGCGTAGCTGGGAAAGACCCTAAGAAATGGCAAGCAAACGCTTGGCTCTTGGAGCGCCTTCATCCAGAAGAGTTTTCTTTGCGTAGTACGGTACAGGTGATGGAGGGACCGTCTGATAGAGAGGTCTTTACTTTGAATATCGGGCGTCCGCACCCTGCGAGACAGAAAGAGCAAGAAGTGGAAGCCGCCGACTACGAAATCGTAGAATAGGCGGTTTTTTTATATGACTATAGAAGGCACAGGCGCGTACAAGCTTGAAATCTTCGAAGTGCCCGAGAACGATTTAGGGTACGAACGTCCTTGGCTATACGACAAACAGCTTGAGGGCATCTTTTGTACAGCCAGATACGCGATTATTGAAGCGTCTACTAAATCTGGCAAAACAGTTGGCTGTCTGGTTTGGCTGGCCGAACAGGCGATCCTGTTTGGTGGACCGAACAAAAACTTCTGGTGGGTAGCGCCCGTTTCGGATCAGGCTGACATTGCGTTCCGCCGAATGCAGGAAGCTTTTCCGAGAGATATGTACGAGGCGAATATGTCTCGTAAGTTTATCAAACTATGGAACGGGACGATCATCTGGTTCAAGTCAGCCGACAAACCGGACTCGTTGTACGGTGAGGATGTATACGCCGCCGTAGTTGACGAGGCCACTCGCTGTAAAGATGAATCGTGGTACGCTTTGCGTTCTACGCTTACAGCGACTCGCGCCCCCGTGCGTATTATTGGGAACGTGAAGGGACGCGCAAACTGGATGTACAAAATGGCTCGTCTGGCCCAGACAGGCGACGAGCCGGATATGCACTACGTAAAGATCACGGCCTACGATGCGGCGGCTGCTGGCGTGATTACGTACGACGAAATAGTAGACGCCAAGAAGATTTACCCTGACATAGTATTCAGGGAGCTATACTTGGCCGAACCCGCCGACGATGGCGGCAACCCGTTTGGTATCACGCATATTCAGAAGTGCGTTGCACCGATGAGTAGCAACCTGCCTGTAGCTTGGGGCTGGGACGTTGCCAAACACAACAACTGGACGGTTGGGATAGCACTCGACCGTGACGGAAACGTTTGTCGTTTCCACCGCTGGCAGGACACTTGGGACAACACGATCCAGCGCATGACACACATCACGTTTGGGTGTGCGGCGATGGTAGACTCAACCGGGTCTGGGGATCAGTTGCTTGAGCGTCTACGCACCAGCGGGCACACTAATTTTCAAGGGTATGTATTCGGTGGCTGGAAGTCTAAACAGGACATTATGTTAGGGCTGGCGGTCGCCATACAAAACAGAGAAATCACTTTTCCAGAAGGTGTGATTGTCGAAGAGTTGGAGGCGTTTGAATACGTCAACGTAGAAAGCTCCGACCGCGTGTTGTATGCCGCGCCAAAAGGCGTTCACGATGATTGTGTGGATGCGCTTGCAATGGCTGTAAAGCTTTGGCGTAGGCAGTCGGTATATGGAGGAGATGCGATCCCGATTCTGATGCCTAAAACATCTGGATGGATCATTCAATAGGTGATGATATGAGTTTTCAGCTAGTAGATGAGGCTGTAGCGACAGTCGAGAAAGGTCGTCCACGTAACGAATTTCGTGAAGTCGGTCGCTCCGGTCTGATGCACACGTCAGGCTATATACAGGAAGAATTCCTAACTAGCCTACAGGGTACAAAAGCCATTAGAGCGTACAAGGAGATGCGCGACAACGATCCGGTGATCGGTGCCGTGATGATGGCCTTGCTTAACCTTGTACGACAAGCCGAATGGCGCGTGGAGCCATTTGAAGAGGGCCAGCAATATGAGGCCGATGCCAAGTTTGTAGAAGAGTGCATCGAAGACCTCGACCGTCCGTGGAGCGAGTTTATTTCCGAGGCCATGTCAATGGCCGTGTTCGGTTGGTCGTTCTTTGAGACGGTATTCAAAATCCGCGACGGTAAGCCTCTGACAAGGGAAGACGGGTCGAGATTCAACGATAACAAGGTCGGTTGGAAAAAGTTTGGGATTAGATCACAGGACTCTTTGGAGAAATGGGACTTTGACGATAACGGTCGCCTAATATCCATTGTCCAGCGTCCTGCGCCGGACTACAGGGAACGTATTATTCCGTTGTCCAGAGGCGTGCTATTCCGCACCAGCATTTGGAAGGATAACCCTGAAGGGCGTTCCATTCTGCGTAATGCGTACAGACCTTGGTTTTTCAAGAAGCGTATGGAAGAGATCGAAGGTATCGGGGTTGAGCGCGACCTGAACGGTATCCCCGTAGCCTACGTCCCACCTAGTATTCTACGTTCAACCGCCACAGACGACGAGAAAGCGACACTCGCTGCTGTCGAGACTATGGTTAAGAATGTACGTAACGACTCACAGGCTGGACTTGTGCTTCCTGCGTTGTACGACGACAGAGGACACCAGTTGTTCAAGTTTGAACTACTGACTACGCTGGGACGCCGTAACTTCGACACGAACGCAATCATTAACCGCATGAACCGAATTGTTGCTACATCTATGCTGGCCGACTTTGTACTGATCGGACAAGAGAATGTAGGGTCATTCGCTATGGCTTCCGCTAAGACGAAGGTGTTCAGCGTGGCAATAGGTTCATACATGGATGCGATTGCCGACCAATTCAACCGAGTATTGATCCCCCGTTTGTTTGCCTTGAACGGCAAGACGGACCACAAGCTTCCAAGGTTGACTCATGGTGACATTGAGACAATCGAACTTGGCGAGCTTGCACAGTACATTAACGCTCTAAGTGGTGCAGGACTTGACCTTACAGGTGAGCAGATTCGTACGCACCTTGCTGCGACCGCTGGTTTGCCCGACGACATTGAAGTCAAGCCTGAGCCAGCCCCGTTCGCAATGGGCGGTGGTGGTGGTTTTGAAACTGGCCCACAGGGCAAGAAATCGAAGGACGGCGACACTAAGCCGAATAGATCCGATGCCACTTAAAAGATGTGGTAAAAACGGGTGGAAGTGGGGCGATGCCGGAAAGTGTTACACCGGCAAAGACGCCAAAAAGAAAGCACTTGCCCAAGCGGTAGCAATGGGCGAATTCAACAAATCCGATGTTAAAACGGGAGATAAGAGAATGAGTATCCTAGATAAGATCCTTGGACGCTCCGAAGCCGAAATTCGCAAGGCAATGACGGAAGAGGAATTCTGGCAGCTAGAGCTTCGTGCGATTGATGTGGAAATCACGCGAATGATTAGCGAGGCTGACAATATCGTTGATATCCTGAGAGACATGAACGCCGTAGTACCGGACGTTCCCACATTGAATCTCATTAAACAAGAAAAAGGCGAAGAACCTGAGGCAACGCGAAAAGTTACACAAAAGGCCGACTTGCCCGGTCGCGGTTCCGAGGAACCCGTGGTCGTGTTTGTCGGCGCTTCGCCTTCAAAGCTTGATAAAATCCGCAACCGCCCATTCTGCGGCATGGTAGGTAAGACGTTGGAAGACCTATATGTAGGAGCTTTGGGCATAGATGCTTCACAGGCGTATTTTACAAATATAGTGAAAGACTTTTGTGAGGTAAACGGTAAGGCTGCGGAGCCGACAGAGGAACAAGTTGCTGCTGTATGGGATGAGTTTGTTGCTGAGCTTACGGCAATTGAGCCACGTCACATAGTGGCGCTAGGTAAAACAGCACACAAGTATCTCAAGAATGTAGCTGACGAATGGGTTCCGCATCCGCGTGCCGTAAACATTCGCGGCAATAGCGGTGAGGTCGAGCGCAAGATGAAGCGTCTTGCCAAGAAGATGGCTGAGCCTACAGACACAATCTCTGGTACAATCATCAAGGGCGAAGACGAGAAGCAAATCGTTTATGGTGTAGTTATGGAGCCGATGGAGAACGACACCGACGCTAACTGGACAACACCATCGGAGATCGAAGAGGCCGCGCATTACTTTATGAAAAACTTCCGCCTGATTGACACACAGCACACACGTCAGGACATTGACGCTACTCCCGTGGAATCGTGGATTGCTCACGAAGACACGCAGATTGGCGGTCAAGACGTAAAAGCTGGGTCGTGGGTTATGGGCGTGAAGGTCGAATCTGAGGGCGATTGGGACAAAATCAAAGAGGGCGAGTACGCAGGATTTTCAATAGATGCGTTCGCTCGAATTGATCCAAGTCTATTGCTCATAGATCGTTAATTTGCAAAAAGGTGTGCAAAGCCATATATTTGTAGCAATCAACCAACGCTTACGCGATAGGAGATGCCGATGTCTAGCCCATCTGAAGGGTTTATGTTTAATATTAGGCCAACGCGTGTGTCGATTGTAGATCGTCCCGCGAACAAGCGTATGTTTTTGGTTACAAAGTCACAGGACACAAATACAATGGACGAGATTATCCAGATTATTACTGAGACTGAAGCTGCCAACGAGGAACAACTTGTTGAAGCTCTCAAGTCTGCTGAAAAGGATAATGGCACCATCGACGCTGTAGTTTCCATTTACCGCACACTCAACGCGTACCGCGAATCCATCACTGAGGAAGACCTTGGGGAGCTTGCAAAGGCTCTGAAGTACGAGGTTCCGAAGGAAGGTGACGAGGACGGCGAGGCCGAAAAGAAGGTCACAGAGGAAGCGGAAGCCAAGAAGGCCGAGGAAGAGGCTGAGGCCGCTAAAAAGGCGGAAGCCGAGAAGGCCGCTGAAGAGGCTGAGGAAGCTAAGAAGGCCGAAGAGGCTAAGAAGGCCGCAAGTGATGAGCTTGAGGCGCTTCGTACGAAGGTTGCCGACCTTGAAGGTAAGACTCGCAGAGACGAGCTTGCGAAGCTGGTTGCTGGCCTACGTGTCGGCAAGACAGAAGACGAGCTTGTTGATGCTTTGAAGGCAGTCGAAGACGCTGGCGGCAAGATTGAGCCTCTAATTGAGGTTTTCAAGGCCGCTGACGCAAACATCCGTGCAAGCCTTGGTGAGATTGGTTCTGACCTTCCGGGTCAGGTTTCTGAGGATGTCTATTCACAACTTGAGGGCCATGCCCGCCAGATTATGAGAGACGCCGAGAAGCCAATCACCTTCGAACGCGCTATGAAACGTGCGGGAGAAGACCACCCAGAGCTTATGAATGAATACTACAAGTAAACTAGAGGTAAATTAAAATGGCTCTTGAAGGTCTACTACAGATCAGAGATAGTCAGCCTGCCTCTGCCGACCTTTCGGCACATCAGTTTAAGTTTGTCGTGTTTGACGCTACACCAGAGCTTGCTCTGGCTGGCGCAACGGCTGGCCCAGCGTTTCTACTGCTGGACAAGCCCGATGCACAGGGCGTTGAGGGCGCGATCCTTCTTATGGGTAAAGGCAAGTGTATTGCTGGCGGGACCATCGCAGCGGGTGATTACATCACTCCTGATGCTTCCGGTCTAGCTGTAGCTGCTGCACCCGCCACTGGCGTGAACGATGAGGTTTGCGGTATTGCTCTTGAAGACGCCGTATCTGGCGATCTATTCAAGTTTAACGCCGTACAGTTTACATTGCAAGGCGCATAATCTTTAGGAGATAACTAGAAATGCCACCTGTACCAAGCGAACTACACGTTGACAGATATCTAACTAATCTGTCGGTCGCGTACGCGCAGGACAGTCGTGACTTTATCTCCGATAAGGTTTTCCCCACTGTACCTGTACGTAAGGCAAGCGACCTATACGTGATCTATAATCGCGGTGATATGTGGCGTCAAGGTAACATCCACGAACGTCCTCTGGGCGGTCGTCTTGACGTGGCTGATTGGGGCTTCACATCTGACAGCTACCTGTGCGTTGAGCGCGGTGTAGCCCATAAGATTGATGACCGTCAGTACGCAAACGCCGACGATCCTATTGATCTACGTAGGCAAGCAATGGAGCTTCTAACGTCAAGTATTATGATTGACGCGGAGAACCGTTGGGTTGCCGATTACTTTACAACTGGTGTATGGACGACAGATGTGACAGGTGCGGCTTCGGCTGACTTCGTTACTTGCTCGACTCCTGCTACTGGTTATCCGCTGGAAGTCATTGACGAGTTTAAGGAAAGCACAAAGCGTCTGACGGCGCTTGAGCCTAACACCCTTATTCTCAGCCCGATCTCTTATCGTGTGATCCGCAACCATGATACCGTAAAAGACGTGTTTAAGTACACGCGTACGGGACTGATTGACGAGGATCTGCTTGCGATGGCGTTTGGTGTGAACAGACTGTTCGTGCCGCGTGCCGTTGAGAACAGCGCGAAAGAAGGTCAGACTGACTCGCTTGATTTCGTAGCTGTTGGACAAGATCACAACGCTATGCTTCTGTATGCTGCACCAAGTCCGGGTCTTAACACCCCTTCAGCCGGTTACACGTTCGCGTGGACAGGTTTGATTCCGGGTCTTACAAATCCAATGGGCGGTGTGATTATGACAGGGCGCGATGCGTTTGCTCACAGTGACCACTTTGAGATCCGTCAGGCCGACGACATGAAAGTTGTTGCGCCGGATCTCGGTGTCCACTTGACAGAGTTTACGGCGTAAGATCACAACGGTTAGTAAAATAACCCACAGCCGGGGTGGTTTGTCTGGCCTAGCTGGACGGGCCACCCCGTTTGTTTAGGATAGAATATGTCACAATACGATCCGAGCCTTGTTCTCGACAGAGATAAAGTACGTTTCCTTGTTGGTGACAAGGACGACGATCACCAAATGCTTTCAGACAGCGAGATTGCATTTGCGTTGTCTGAAAACAACGACGACATATATATGGCGGCGGCAGATTTGTGCGAAGCGTTAGCCGCTGAATTTTCCCGCGATGTCAACTACCGCTTCAGTACCCTGTGGCTGAACGCTGGCGATGCCTATGACCATTTCATGGGCAGAGCCAGACAGCTACGTTCTGACGCGTCAGCGCAAACAGGACAACCGATTTTCACAATGGGTGCGGGAACAGATTCAGACGAACCAGAGATATTCTGGTATGGAATGCACGACAATCCGCCACAGCCGCGAACTGAAGACTAATGCCTAAAGGCATCGGTTCTCCCGGTGGCGTTCCAGAGATCATTTCTGTGGCGCGATACTTGGGAGACACTAGTACCATAAGTAAGTTTTATGGCCCCAGAGGCGAAGAGATGGCCGTACAGCGTGCCATAAACAGAGTCTTGGGGCGCATGGGTGGTAAAACCACAGGTTTTGTTAAGGCCAGTTTCGGCCTTTGGGGAATGATCGCTCTTGCTGAGTTTTTGACTTTCTTCAAAGGTTGGCTTAACGTCAAGTCTGCCCAGACGGTGTGGGTAGGCTCTTTGGCTAATTACGCATCGTACATTGACAAAGGTTGGCACGACCCGAGAACGGGGAAGGTGTATGAGCCTTCAATGTTTTTCACCAAGGCTGTACAAGACATGATGGCTAGTAGGGGCGAGAACAAGGCGTTCAAGAACCTATTCAAAGTACCTAGTTTTGTAGGTGCCCACGGTAACATAAGAGCCAGAGCGGGGTTGTACGAAGGACAGAAGTTTGTTAGTGATTTCCACGGGTTCTTTACTGGCGACATCGTTGGTCGTGCTGTGCGTAGAGAAGCTGGTCGTGGGATTGCTAGCTTTTTTTGGGGAACACTTCGTGACCCAAAAAGAAACATTCTTGAGGGTATGGCCCAAGAGGTTGTGCGTAACGCACGTAGAAACCTGTTGAATGCATCTGTTGGCTGGGCAGAAGACGGTAAAATAGAAGACACTGGGATGCTCAGAGCCAGCATGGCTTATGGTGTTGGCGAAGAAGAGTTTATACAGAAAAGCTGGAACCAAGCTAGAGTTGCTTTGTCGAGAGTCGGTAAAACACACCTAGAGGCGAAGAAACTGGATGTTTCAAAATCTGGTCGCTCTGCCGAATTGGTTGGAGATGATTACTAATGACAATCCCGGTTCAGCCAAAGCTTTTGGCGTATCAGATTGACAAGCTCGGGATAGATTCCACACTAGTCGATTATGTCAAATCTGGCATAGATGTATATGGAGATGAGCAGTATACCAAGACACTCAGAACAGTCAAAGCGATCAAGTCCACAGTAACGAACACACGTATGCCGTTCCAGCGCCGTGGGGAGCTTGGTCACTACTACATGATGCAAGTGGAGTTTTTTACGAAGGACGTGGATGAGAACGGTGACGTGCTAAATCTCACAAACACGGCCACAGGAAGACCGCGTGAGTTTATTTACGAGGGACTCACTTACGAAATAACTGAGATCGAAGATTCGCTAATGGGCGCGTTGCGTCTGATTGCCTACAGAGAGAGACAATAAATTGCCAATCACCGATCCAAAGGTTAAGATATATAATCTGCTCACGGCGAATTGGAATGATGCCAATACGTCAGGGGTAACACCCAAGATACATATGGGTTGGTACAACCCAGCTTGGGAAGCTATTCCGCAGGTAACGATTACTGCGCCGATCTACACCCCGCGTGGCGGTGGTGAAACAGGCGTAAGTGCCATTGCGGGCAACGGAGATTCCGTGCGCGTGATGATGGTCACAATGATGATTTCGTGTTGGGCACATCACGATATGAAGGAAACAGACGGCACAGATATTACCGTCAATCCGCGCCTACTGACATACGAAATGTCAAACGAAGTCAAGAGAGTCATTGAGACAAATATGTTCACCGATTCAGAGTTGGATTGGGTGAACTGGATAGACATGGTGGAACAAGTGGAGCTTAGAATTAAGCCCGTGCTGTTCCGCTACGATAACACAGTACGCCTCTTGTATCGTGAGGCGTTTTAGGGCGAAACGTTAAACGTCCAAGCCCTTCATAGCCGAAACGATTACGGCGTACGCAAATCGGAGAACAATATGGCTAAGTTTCGCCTTCCTGAAGGAGCGCGGACTAAGGCGATGTCTTTCCGTCACGGAGAGGGTCGCATAGTATTGCGTTTCAACAAAAAGGGTGAGGCCAAGTGTGCCGACAAGTACGCTGACGCCATTGTGCGTCTCTGCCCTAACCTTGAACTAATAGAGGAATCTGAATAATGCCGTACGAGAGTGGTATTAGGTCGTTGCGTCTACAGTTTGTCCGTGAGGCAACTGAAAACGTAACGCCAGCAGACCCGGCATGGCTGTTGTACAGTGATGCCGTACAAAACTTTGAAGTATCTCCTACGGGTTCGATCAATCCTCGCGGTAACGTTGGTAGCCCAGATGTAGCCAATTTCAATGCCGGAACCGAGTCACATGAGTTTTCTGTCCAGTACGACCTTCAGCGTTGGTTTACTTCCAGCGGTGATGCGGCGTACGATGGTATGGATAGAAACGCTGACGGTGCGCTTCCTGCGTCTCACTCAATGTGGGCGCGTGCGCGTGCTGGTGATGATGGCACGGCTGGACAAGGCTCTTACATCCATTATGTGGCTACTGGCGCTAAAATCAACACCGTAACGCTTGGTGGCGAACCTGAGAGTGGTGAGCCAATCATGGTTACACTCAATTACAATTGCCGCAAACTTCGTTCTTACCAGATTGACACTCCGGTGTCGTCAGGCGTGCTGACTATCGTTAGTACGTCCGCAAGTGACACGACACAGTCACTTACGATTGAAAACGAAGGTGCTGGCGTATCGGAGACGATTGGTCCGTTGACGGGCACAACGCCTGTTACTGGTGCCACATCGTTTGCTTCGATTGGCGCTGCTCTACTTGACGCTGAGTGTGTAGGTGATGTTACGATTGAGGACGCGTCTGCGAATCTTCTTATGACGATTTACGGACAAACCTCTTACGGTGGCCGCGAAGGTGACCTTGGTGTTCCTTTGCTGGGTAGTGGATCTCACGGATCAACTATTGGTACAGCATACGAGAATATTCTTGGAGACACAATTGAACGTCCCATTGGCACCAATCTTGGTATTGATGCTGATATTTCCAGCGTGAGCATGACTGTAGAGAACAACATCGAAACATCTTCGACTGTCTACAGCATCGGCCAAATCCTTTCGGAAGGCCCACGCACAATCACGCTCACCGCTTCGGTGTTCGGGCCAACAGCGTCTCACGATGCTATGGTCGATCACTTGAGAGCGGTCGAGAACAACATTGTCTGGACACTTACTGGTGGAACGTTGACGCTGGTTGGGGCAGCTATGACAGGTATGGGGTCTGTGGCCCGTGATACTGGTCTGGCGCTTCTGACCGTGGACAACACATTCCAAGGTAAGAGCTTGACAATCGCTTAACTTTAACGGAGACAGGTAAACGTGCCTAAGAAAGACCTTACTTTCCGTCTCCACCGCGACAAGGATGGGAACGTGATGTCCATTGAGGGCATCACTCCCACCCTTGGCATCCCGGTGGAAGTGTTGCCGTTGACATACGGTCAGTCCCGTATGTACAAAAGCTTTGGTGAGTCTTTGTTCAACTGGACGGACGAAGAGAAGATCAAGCTTATTAACGAGCACATTGTGACCGCCAACGAACAGGAAATCCACATTAAAGACGTGGGCGACCTGTATGACAACTACGATGCTTGGACTGTAGAAGACTTTGTTCAAGCCGTCTACATCTTCAGCGGCATGGGCCGTTTGTATGAAGGCGAAGATGAGGGAAACGCCGTCAGCGAAGTGACGGAAGAGAGTTAACGCTAGAAGAAGCGTTCATTAAACTTGAGCGCGATCTACACGATCTTGGATACACGTACACAGGAGCAAGTAGTATATACAGTCTCACTTGGCACGAAATCACAAGATTGGCCGACGCTTCGCGTATCATGCAAGACCTAGATCAAGGTGTAAGACAGGGCGACTTGGACAAGCTGTCAAAATACCACGACAAGCTAAAAACTAAGGCTAACAACCATGCCGTCCATTAGAGTACCGTTTGCGCTTGAAGCTACCCCTGCGATGGGGGTGATAGACAAGCTTGTGGGCGGGATGAAAAAACTAACTGGCGCTGTCGGTAAGGCAGGAGTTGTTGCCATTGCCGCTGGTGTTGGTATAGGTATTTTCGCGTCTAGGTATCTAGCGAAAGCTACACAAGAGGCGATCAAGTTTCAAACAGAGATGATCGGCCTTCGAAAGATACTTGGTGAACGCCAAGCTTTCGCCATAGGTGAAGCCCTTGGCGACCTTTCGAAACAAATGCCACTCGCTCGACAAGAGCTTATTAGCGTTGCCGAGACAGCCGCTCGGCTGGGTATTCGCGGTACCGCTAATATTCTGTCTTTCACACGCACAATGGCTATGATGGGTGTAGCGACGAACATTTCTGCTGAAGAGGCGGCGGATGCTCTTGCCCGTGTAGCCAAGCAGACAGGGCTTCCAGTTGAAAGACTAGAGAACCTTGGCAGCGTAATCAACGAATTGTCCAACACAATGGCCACATCCGCGTCCGAGATTGTAGCATCAGTGAGACGTTCCGCGCCAGAGCTTGCCAGACTTGGCGTTCCGGCTGAGGACATTGCTGCGTTGGCCGCGACACTCAACACCGTGTCCGAATCTGCGACACGCGCCGGTACTCGCCTGAGAAGGCTTGGTCAGGCTCTTAGCGATCCAAACAAAATTGAAGTATTTGCTGCGGCTCTTGGTAAGACAACTGGCGAGATCCGTAGAATGCGTCAAGAAGACCCGACTAACCTGATTGTGGAAATTGTAAACGCAATGGCTGAAGGTGGCGCGGCGGCTGATAGGTTGGCGTCTGGTCTTGACGCCCGTGTACGTTTGGCGCTTGCTGCGCTTGCACAGGTTCAGGGTGACTTGAATACTGCGCTTGCTTTAGGTCGGGATCAAATGAAAAACAATACTTCTCTCCATGAGGAGTACAGCCGTATTCTGAACACGGTTGTGAGCAAGCAACAGCTTCTTACAAACCGCATCACAGAGACTCGCCGTGAGATTGGCGAGAATATGCTTCCAGCGATGTCGTTGTGGCTTGACTTTCTGAACAAGATTGCCGAAAAAATCAACTTCATTATTAACAGACCCCTTGAAGGGATCATAGAAGAACCCACCCTTGAGCGTCTTGAGAAAGCGTCCCAAAGACTGAAGGTCATGGAAGAGAACCTCAGCGAATTGCAGCAGCTATCTCGACTAAAAGGCGACGAGCTATTTAGCGGTGAAGTTTCTTCAAGTCAAGCTAAGAAATTTAGGTTGGAGATTGAAGCTCTGGCCCAGACCGTGGGTGTGTTTGGTGATCGTTTTGCCCGTGCTACGGTCGAGCTTGTGGAGAACAACGCCGATGCTGGTATGTCGTTCGATGAAACCCGTGACCACGTTCATGGTCTAGCTCTGGCGTTTAAAAACATATCTGTAGTTGCCGAGAACAACGTTGGCGCAACAGTAGAAATAGAAAAAGCCTTGATCTCACTAAACGATGAGTTGAAGGCTGGTACTTTGACCGGCGGAGAGTTTATACAGAAGTACACAGAGTTGGCTATTGCGCTAGGCTGGATGAAAAACAAATCTGACGAATTTGTAGCAGCGCAAAGAGCTTTGGAAGAGTCTGCTCCAACAGCCTCAATGGAAGATTTCTCCGCCAGCCTTGAGGAAGAAATTCTCAAACTTACAGCATCAGAGGCCGTGTTGTTGCGTCTGACTCCGGCGTACCTTGAAGCCAGAGACGCAGTTGAGCAGTTTAAGGCCACTGGCGAAGGCAACGTCGAACAAATTGAGGATTGGTTGGAGGGCGTAGATGAATTGATTGACAGGGTTGTTGGGCTGAAAGCCGCCCAAGAAGAAGGAAATAAGGCTGCAAAAGAAGCAAAGCGTATCGCCAAAGAACACCAGCAAGCTTTTGAGCGGCGAGTACAAACCATCAAGAGCCATTATGATGCGCTGTACCTAGAACGTGAAGAGTTGGAGCATGGTGCAAGAGCGGCGTATAGAAAACGACTTGAGATTGATGAGTTGGAAGAGGGAACGATCAACCTACTAATGGCTGAATGGGACTTGAACGAAGTCCTTCGCAAGAACCGCGAGGAGCAAGAAAGGGACGCACGCCGAGCAGACCAGTTGAAACAAAGAATACAGCGCCGTATGGACTTGTTCGATCTTAGTCAAGTTGAGGCTAGGTTCCGTTTGTTGGAACGCGTTATTGATGGTATAACCGATTCAACAATGGAGTTTTTCGATGCAATGGTGAGTGGCTCCGGTAGGGCTGGCGAAGCATTTATCAACATGATTAAAAGCATTGTTAACGAGTTGATTCGTGCCCAAATTATGAAATTCTTTTTGAACGTTCTCGGCCCCGCAGGACTTGATTTGTTCAATATCAAGCCGGGTCTTGAGGGTGGTGATAGTAACGACTTGGTGGTAAATGGAGAATTCCTTGGTCTGGCGAAGGGTGGCGGTATCAAGCGAGGCCAGTTGCGTATGGTAGGAGAAGAAGGACCAGAGCTATTTGTTCCGAATGTCGGTGGCACGGTGGTGCCGAACAACAAACTTGACAGAATGGGCGGCGAGCCGGTTATTATTAACCACAATTTCACAGTACACGCTATTGACCAGCAGGGTGTACGTGATATGCTTATGAAGGAGCAGAAGTTTATTTCCGCGCTAACGCTTGATACGATCCAGCGTAGCAGGGCATTGAGGAGAGCATAATGCCGAGCGCAGTATTTCCTAGACCGTCTGGTTTGTACCTACAGACTGTTTCTGGCATCACGGTTCCAACCGGACGCCAGAACATTACGTGGACAGGTCGAATCCAGACTCGCTCATCTATGAATGTGGGCCGTTCGTGGACTGAGACATATCAGCCACTTTGGGCTGGCAGCGTAGAAACCGAGAATTTCATTTCTTGGCTACGCTGGGCTTGGAACACGAAAACCGCTTTTACCGTGAAGCATCCGATTACTCCCGGTTCTGGCCGAGCGCCGAATGGCACGGGTTCCGGGGGTGTGACTATCAATGCAAGTCAGACAGGAAGCTCCATAGCTACTAGTGGCTGGCCCAACTCTACATCGAACGTGGTCCGTGCTGGCGACTTGCTAAAAATCGCCAACGTACCATATACAGTTGAAGTGACAGACGATGCCAATAGTGGTGGTGGTGGTGGTGCAACAATCAGTATTAACCCGCCAATTTGGACCGCCCCTGCTGGTGGATCGGCAATCACTACGACCAGCGTAGACATCACGGCTAAGATTATGGAGTTGAGTATTCCAGAGATCAGCAACTCGTTCTACTATGACGGTGTGACAGTTGCATTCAGGGAGTCGCCAGCATAATGACAAGAACGATACCTAGTGTTGCTTCGGACGATAATGGCGTATCAGTATACCTAATCCGTCTCCAATACGGAGATGGTGTTGGTGGTGTTACGGATACACGTTTCACAAATGCCCCCGTAACACTTAATGTGGACACAGGGGATGGTAGCGGGGCGCAAAACTTCAACGGCACGGGTTTGTTGATAAACGTGTCAGAGGTGGCTGAGAGTCCAGACCTAGATTCCCACGGTATGGACATCACTTTTGATGGTGTGGATCAAACGATCATTTCAATTCTCATGTCCAACCACACTCGCGGCCAGAGAATGTGGTGCTGGAAAGCATGGTACAATGTAACGACAGCCGCACTTGAAGGATCGGCTGTCCGTATCTTCGACGGATACCAGAACGAACGATACACGATTGGCGAAACGTCAACCGACAACCCTGATGCGGTTCAGGTCACAACTAGAGTTGTAAGCCGTGTTACGCGTGTCGGTGACGAACGAACCACGGTAACCAATGTGGTAAGCCATAACGAGATGCTTGAACGCAGCGGTGACAGTCCTGCAAACCAAGACACGTTCTGGGTGTTTGTTCCAAGTCTCGTCAACAAGGACGTACACTGGGGCAAGATCGTCACAACACCGGGAGCACCGTACTATCCACCGGGCGGGCCAAACGCTCCGGGTGTGATACCGGGACCGGGAGGACCGACACCGGGTTACGATGGGCCACATCATTAAGGTATTGATATGACTAGACAACCCAATTGGTGGGTAAAGCTGGGCGAGCTTGCGAACGAGGTCGTGGGGCAGCCGTTTGAGTGGGGCAAGACAGATTGTGTGACTATCGCTCGCCGTGCCCTTGAAGCTCAGTTTGGTGAAGACCCGATCAAAGAAACAGCCAACTACACAACAAGGGGTGGCGCTACTAGGGCGTTCAATAGACTAGGTAGCCTCGGTGATTTGGCGATAAAGGCTGGCGCTAGAGAGATACCTGTTCGTAGAGCGAGAGATGGAGACTTCCTGATTTTCCCGAAAAGTGAAGACAGGGTATATGAGAACGTAGCCACGAAGATGGGTGGCGCGTGGATAGTGTCGTCTGCATCTGTAAACAAGGTAGTGGCGGTTAAATCACTTAGCTTCGATGCGGAATACATCGAAGGCGTCAAAGCATATAGGTTCTAATGGCTGACGTAGGAAAGACAATTGGCGGAGTAATCCTGACGGGCGCTGGCTTGGCGCTAACCATTGCCACGGCTGGCGCAGCTTCGTATGCTGGCCTTGTACTAATGGGCGCGGGTATGAACCTGCTATCTGTTGGTATATTTGGACTTCCAGAGTTGCAGACAGGCACGACAGTCCGTGCCCGTTCAACCCAAGCCAATATGCCGGTCGTTTACGGTGAGCAGAAGTTGTCTCACGCCGAAGCGGTTGTTCACACATATACAGGGACCAATGATAACGACAATATGGTTATCGTTGGCGGTATCTGTTTGGCTGGCGACGGCGGTAAGGGCATTCACGACATCACGGAGATTTATCTGTATCCAGACGAGTTGTCTGTTTCTGGTGGTTCAGTAGTCTTCGACACGAACAGTGGAAGCTTGAACAACGCTGGTGTAGCCTCTAAGTACAAGTCCAAGTCAACCAACTGGTATATGTATGAGCTATTCAGTGGCAAGAACGCTCAAACTGTTTCTACTTGGTTGAACAACCTTATATCTCTCGGTTGGCCCTCTGACTCAATCGGTAAAGGTATCGCATATGCCGTTCACTGGTTCTTGTGGGACAACGACGAAGAAGACCCAATTTGGGCCAAGGGATCGCCAGTAAACATCTCGTACAAAGTACAAGGGAACCTTCTGTACGATCCACGTTACCCAACCCAAGGACCAGATTCGGATGGTTGGATTTGGAGCCGCGACGATAATCCGGCTTTTGACCAGTATGACAACAATCCGGGCCAGAACCCCGCTCTCCAATTGCTCGACTATCTGGCGTCTGAACGTTACGGCCTCGCTATTCCTTATGGCCCGATTAACGGTGCCTCGTTTGATGAGATCAACGAACAAAGCTTCGAAGACCTTGCTGACCATTGTGACGAAAACGTTACAACGCAAGGACTTACACCGAACGTTACGCATCCGCGTTATACGTCTAACGTTATTCTCCGCACGGGCGACTCGCATAAGACCAACATTGAAAAGCTTCTCGGTGCGTGTAACGCCATGCTTGTGTACGAGGGTGGTCAATTTAAGGTTATCCCTCGCAAGGTGACAACAGCCGTAGCATACGAGATCACCGAAGAGAAAATGGTGGGTGGTCTGACGTTGATCCGTGAAGGTACGACTGTACCGAACACGATCAAAGCGCGTTTCGTTGACGAAGACGAAGACTATCAGGTGATGGAAGTTGTGTGGCCGGAACCGGGCACAAACGACTTTTTGATTGCCGATAACAACTTCTCCGTTGAACGTGTGATTGATCTTCCATGTACAACCAAGTGGTATCAAGCCCAACAGCTTGCCATGATTACTCTCCGCGAGATGCGGGAAGACGTAACCGTTGAGGTAACAGTACAGGAAGATGCGCTTCAGCTATCTGTTGGTGACGTGGTTAAGTTTACCTACGACAGCGCAGGTTGGACTCAGAAAGAATTCTGGGTTGTCGGTATGTCAATTCAGTCTGACGACCTAGTTAAGCTTCAGCTAAACGAATACGATTCTGGCGTTTACAGTGTTGACCCGCAGGACGATAGGCCAACTACGCCGGGTACCGACTTGCCGAATCCGTTCACGGTTATTGCCCCAACTGCCGTAGCTGCCAATTGTGCCGCAGGATATTACCTGAACGATGGTGTGTTTAAGCCGCGTGTAGATGTGACGTGGACTCATACTACAGACGCGTTCGCTATTAAAGAGGAGCTTGTCTATAAGAAGAACACAGATACGGAGTGGATTTTCACGGGAATCACAATTCCGACAACAGCTACAACTGCTGCGGCAAGCTATGAAACCGATCTTGAGATCGACGTAGACTACGATTTCGGTGTAGTTGCGTGGAATCATTTGGAAATTCGTAGTGCCGTAGCGGAAGCATCAGGTAACCCGTGTACGATTACAGGTCCGGGTGATACGCCGGGAGATGTAACAATCACGGACAGCAACTTTACGTGTCTTGAAGGTATCACTATCAAATGGGATAACCCCGCGCCATATACAGACGCCAACAACATTGGTGTACGTGAGGTACAATTCTATTTTACAGAGATTCGTGAACAGGGTGCCGGTGCGACAGAAATTGACCGCTGGAACAACGGTACGTTCATAGACAATGTTCTTGGCACAGAGTGGAACCTTCCATATGACAGAGTGACAAAGGGCACGTATGACCTGACACTTCGTCGCCACGACAGGTTCGGTAACCCGCAGACCACGCCGACAGAGATACAGATAGTCAACGACGACTACCCGTGCACGGGGTTTGGTGATAACGACCCGTCTGAGTATGGTAAGCTAATCCACAACGGCGACTTTGAGGCTGGCGGTCGCTGGTGGTATGGCCCAACTGGTGCGGCAATCTCAGCCGTATCTCCAATCGCCGGAAGTAACTCGTTGACAATTACAGCGGGTGGCGCTGAGCGTTGGGTACGCCAAGTAACAGACCTTCAGGACGACATTACCCTTGGCGTGGACGAGGAAGACTACATCGCCGTCGAGGAAGGCGACTATATGTTCCTTGCCGCCTACGGCGCAACTACCGGAGCTACGGCGACCGTCCGCGCAAAGACATACGACAAGAACGGTGCCTTCCAAGCCAATATTGACTTCTTTACGTTCACCTCTGGTACGGCTGAGCGCAAGAAAAACTTCATTTACATCCCTGCTGGGATTGAGTTTGTTGTTGTAGAGTTTGCCGTTGCGGCGGGTTCTGGTGTGGCGAAGTTTGACAACGTAGCGGGGTACCTGTTCCCACCAAGGCTCCCAACGATTAAAGAGCTAATCACATATCCAACTGCCGCATCTGGTAAGTTGGAAATCCAGATTAACGCTGCTCAGGCCGTGATCGTTTCTGTCGAAATGAAGAAGTACGAGAACCAAGTTTGGGATGCGGGCTGGACAGACGTAACGCCGTCACCTTACGATATGACAGTCACGTTGTCAGAGAAGCATCCGTCTGCAATCACATACCGTGTAGGTTACGACCTGACAGGTACAGGTGAGGGTACAACGGAGTATCTTGAGAACAGCGTTTCGTTCGATCTTGATACGCTCCCAGAGTTGTCCGTACCGTCATACGACATTGACCCAGACACGGGAAACGTTATCCTGCATTGGGCTGGTGACGATGATGTAGCGTCGATTAAGTATGAGACAGCCGCAACAGATTGGGCTTCTGACGCTGCCGCACGTACAGCCGCGCAAGGTGGAACGGCGGTAAATAACCGCTCCGGTTCTGTTGCATTGTCCGGTGCTGGGCTTCCGGTGCCAGAGAGCGATTCGGTATTTGTCGCCGTGTTGGCGTATACCGCTGCTGGTGGCACAGGTACAGAATCCACGGAAGTATACAGAGCAGAAGTCACTCGCGGTGCCGCAAACGCCGTTATTGTACCTACGATTCAGTCGCAGATGGACTACGATGGGTCGGGTAACGGTACGATCACCTTGGTCATCAACGACCCGCAAACCCGCGTGACTCTGGTTGAGTATGACAGCAAGAGCGGAGACGCGGCTTGGGCTGGTTGGACAACTGACCCTAGTGCCCCGTGGGGTCCGTGGTCCGTCGCGTTGGCGGAAGCCCACGACTCGCACATTCGTTGGCGTGTGACCTACACAGACCCGATTGCTGGTTCCGTTCTGATTGAAGGTAATGCCACTTTCGATGTAGACGTTATCCCCGAGGTTAATTCATTCGGGTTGAATATCACAGCCGCAGGGGTTGGGCTTCTCAATTACCACGGTGACGATGATGTTGGTTCGATCAAGTGGTCGTGGTCAACTAGCTCACAGCCGACAGGCGCAACCGTAGACGCCGAAACCTGTCCCGGTCGTTGTAATGACGGGCGTTCAGAAGGTGCGCTAAATGTAGGTGCAGGAACAGTCGCGGAAGGCGACACGTTGTACGTCAGCTTCTACGCTTACACCGGAGTACAGGCGGGTGGCACTAAGAGCAATATCTTGTATGAGTGCCAGTTTACTCGCCCAGTAGATACTGTATACGATACGGTTCCTGCGGATGTTACGGGGTTCAGCAACCTCAAGTTTATCAAGGGTACAGCGGCCCGTGTCCGTTTGTACTGGACTAAAGTGACAACTCCCGGTGTGACACACTACGAGATCCGTCACGGCGGTACAGGATGGGCAGACGCTACGTTCCAAGGGGATTCTCCACTTGACGGGTACAACCTGTTCTTTGGTGAGATCCCGTCGAGCAACAGAACATACCGCATCAAAGCGATGAATGAAGCCGAAAGTCTTGAATCTGCGAACGCGGCAAGCACAACGGTGTCATTCTCAAGTGGACGACCAACAGGGACAGCAGCTTCGTTGGTGTCTTCGTACTGGCGTGGAGTAGGTGGTATCACACGTTGGAACCTTGCAACGACCAACGGCACAATATTCAGATTCCATTGGGGCACTACGGTTGGCTTCACACCGTCCGACTCTAACGCTCTCGCCGTGGTTATTGAGGACAACCCAACTGCCGATTACGCCGTTGGCCTGTCTCTGGCCGAAACTGGCTGGACAACCGATGCTGGCCGTAACTTGTACTTGAAGGTTGGAGTCAAGGACGGCCTGAGCGACGAACTAGGTGAAGGCTGGTCGTATTCCAACGGACAAGCGATCACGCTAAATCCGTTTGAAACAACGTGGCTCAAAGAAGACACGACACGCGAGTTTATCAACGGTAGTTACACTGATTCAAGTCGGCGCCCAATCCTTCTTCGTAAAACAGGCGGTGACCTGTCTGTTGACGATGTATTCGATAAAGTCAACGACACGCCATTGGACATTGGCGCTCAGCCGTCAATTACGTACAGCAATACAGCACCACCTAGTCCAGTAACGGGCGATATGTGGGTAGACCTTGATGGAGTGCCGGTTAGTATTTATCGTCGCACTTCTGGTGGCGCGTGGGCGAAGGTTGGGAATTTGACAGAAGGTGACCTTGCTCTGCTTGACAGCGTAGATACGCCTCAAATTGCCGCTGGCGCGATCACTGAAACGAAGATTGAAGACAACGCCGTAACAACAGGCAAGATTAACACAAACGCTGTTACGGCAAACGAAATTAACGCTAACACAATTACTGGTAACGAAATCTCTGGTACTGAGTTGGCGGCAATCTTCGCCAAGCTTGGAGTTGTAACAGCGGGTCTAATACAGGACGGGACAAACGCCCGAGCGATCTTGTTCGGGACGGGCTACAGCTTGCCGGGATCGGCCACACATTTCCTTGATCTCACCGCATCTTCAGGTGCCGACAAATTCCTGAAGTCCGGTACTGATATGTGGATTGAGGCAGATGGGGATTGTTACTTTAAGGGTTCGTACCATGCTACAGTTTATGTAGGGCGTTCTGGCCTTGGTGGTAGTGGTTACCTTCAATGTGCCGACGAAGGTAACAAGGCAAACGGCTTTGTTTCACTCTTCCCCGGAACCGGAGCCACCGAACAATCGGTTATTTTTGGGTTCCAAAGCTCTACAGACCGTTACGAGTGCGTGGTAAGGCGTAACAGTAGCGATGACTTGGACATCCACACCCAAGGACAGGGCGTGGAGGCGCTTCCCGGCTTGACAGCATCGTTCACTGATGCTGGTGATGTTGAATTTACGGGAAGGGTTGCTTTGGACGATGGGACAAACTACCTTAACCTTGAAGCGTCAGGAGATGTGGTAGCGCAGTTGTTTACGGCTGGAAACCCGCCTACAGGTGGCACGAGTCGCGGCTTTGTGAAATGGCATCAAGCTACGCCGTATGAAATCGAATTAAAGAACCCGATTATGGTGAGTGCGGGCGTGTCGGCTACGACCACGGTTAAGTCGGTGTACTCATCGACATCTTTCTTGTTCTTGCAAAGCGAAACGGGCGTGCTGGTCGATATAGACTCAGACAATAATAGCTCCTCGGAAATATTCCGCGTGCGATGCAACAAAGCCACAACTCTCCTTGAGATCCTAGAAAACGGTACTTTTTATATTGGAGATGGCACAACAACTGCAAGTAGAACAGACAATATGCTTTGGATTCCGACTACACTTGGAGCGCCAACCGGATCAATAACAGCGCCAAGTAACGGTAGAGTGCCGATAGTTTACGACAGCAACAACAACCGCCTATACATTCGTGACAGTGGTGCGTGGCGCTGGATTACAACAACAACAGTTTAGAGGAAGTAAAATGGCACAACAGACGCAGGACTATCTTGATGAGGCAAAGACGCCTTCGATCAAAACACTCGCACAGGCCAATGCCGACATCTTGGTGTTCGCCCCGAACGTTGGGGCTATGCGTCGGCAGATTGCGCTATGGCGCGACAGTCTTAACGATGCAATTCTCGCAGAACCCGACCTCGGCCTTGTCGAGAAGCTGAGAGAAGCACAGCAGCGGTTGGATGTGATGGAAGACGGCATCGTTAACATCGTACAAGGTAAACAGGTTCTCGTTGAGTTTGGTAAATTGTTCAACGTGACAGACGCCGAGATTCGACAGTACATTACCGACAACACACTAGGATATACAACCTAATGACTGTTCTGACGCAAGACCAAATAGTTGTGTTGGAAGCCGCGATGCAGAAGGTCAAGCAATTAAAGGAAGCCTTGGAAGTAGCAGAGGCGCATTCTCAGGCTTTGATTATTGGCATAACGGGCGAGAGAGGGTCGTACCGCCTAGCCAATAAAGATGGTTCGTGGCTATTGGAAAAGGCTGACGAGAGCGACACACTCGCTGAGCTTAACAGCCTTATCGGGTCTGAAGGGGCGATGCCGAGCGATGAGGTGGCTTAAGATCCCTTGGTTAGTACCAAAAGGTTTCGCTAGTTGGGTGCCGCTCCCATCAACGGTGATTAGCGTTCACGAACGGCGTGAGACAAGTCGCCGCCATCAATTGCACGAAATGGCGCATATCTTACAAATACGCCGTACAGGATACATACGCCACGCTCTCCGTTACTTGAGACAGAGAAAACTCCCTCATAGCGAGAGGCC